TCTTCGCCGTAGATCACGTTGAGCCCGCCGCCGTTGTCCCAGTGGACCAGCAGGCTTCCGGTATCATCGACGCCGTAAACCGTGCCGCGGGTTCCGGCAGGTGGTGCCTGCACGTCGTCCATCTTGATCAGCTCCACGCGCGTGCCGTTCGGGTAGGCTTTCTTCAGCTGTTCAAGCTGTTCTGGTCTGATTATCCTCATGCCTGCACCTCCTCGGTATCTGCAGCTTCTTCGGTGGCTTCCTTCTTGGGAGTGCCGTTCTTCCAGCTTGAGTTGCCTTCAAGATTCCGGAGCAGGATTTTGCGTTCCTGCTTGTAATCCGCGCCGATGAATCCCAGTCTCAGAAGGAAGCAGCGGAATGCGTACTTCTCGTTGGTGACCGGTGTCTCGGTTGAGCTTGCTCTTTTCAGATCCTTGGAGAGCTTGCAGAGCTGGGCGATGAACATCGTGTAGGCTCTGGTTTCCTCCGGTGTGGGCAGTTCCGGGAACCAGGGGAAGGAGATCTTGTCGTCTCTGGTCTCGAACCGCAGGTCGTCGATGCCGAGCGCCTTCTTGATGAGCGTTCCCTTGGCTTCGAGGATGTTGGTCAGCGTTCCGACCGCGACCTTGTCGAGCGGAAGCTCAACTGTCAGGCCCATCTCCGCGGTTTCCGGCGCTTCCTCGGCGTCTTCCTCCGACTCGGCTGCGGCTTCCGGTTCCGTGGGTTCCTGCGGCTCGGGCTCGAATCCTGCGGCTGCGATGGCTTCGAGAACCTTCTCGACCTCCTCGCTGTCCGCCATGTCGTCGAACTCGAGCGCGCCGTCCTTGGTGACGGTGAAGAAGCCGATCTCGTAGTTGCAGGTCGGCATGAATTTGTATTCTGCCCTGGCTCCGGTGGTGTCGGAGATGATCTTGACCAGTTCTTTTCTCTGTGCTCCGGTTACGTTGTAGTTGATTCGCATTGTGTTAACCTCCTTGGTATGCGTCTGTCCGAAGGCCATGTGCCTTTCGGCATGTCTATACATCACTCTGAAGGCCTGTAATAGCAAGCGAATTCGCGATACTTCTCCGGTAGAAAATAAGCCGATTATCCGACCCTGAAACTGTGCTTAGTACACAAAGGAATCACTCGCCGTCCGGCAGCCCGACTTCTTTAACGAGGTCGGAGTACATGAGCTTCTTGCCGTCCCGGATGACATACACATTTTCGGAATCGCCGGTGTCCTCCACATAGCGGCGGAGGATGACGGAGGCGTATTTCGGATCGAGCTCCATCATCATGCAGGTGCGGTTGAGCTGCTCGCAGGCCATGAGCGTCGAACCGGAGCCGCCGAACGTATCGAGGACGACGGCGTTCTCCTGCGTGGAGTTCTGGATCGGATAGCCGAGCAGGTCAAGCGGCTTGCTGGTCGGATGATCCTTGTTGCGCTTCGGCTTGTCGAAGTTCCATATGGTGGTTTCTGCGCGTCCTGCGTACCATGGATGCTTGCCGTTCTGGAGGAATCCGTAGAGCACGGGCTCATGCTGCCACTGGTAGTCCGAGCGTCCGAGCACGAGGGAGTTCTTCACCCAGATGCACACGCCCGCGAGATGGAATCCCGCGTCGACGAATGCCCGCCGGAAGGTCAGGCCCTCGGTGTCGGCATGGAAGCAGTAGGCCGCGCCGCCTTTCTCCAGATGGTCCGCCATGTTCTTGAATGCGGAGAGCAGGAAGGTGTAGAATTCCTCGCCCTTGAGGCTGTCGTTCTGGATCGTCAGGCCGTCGGATGCCTTGAAGGAGACGCCATACGGCGGGTCCGTCAGCACGAGGTTCGCGCGCTTGCCGTCCATGAGTGCATCTACATCTTCGACGCTGGTGGCGTCGCCGCACATAAGCTTGTGCCGTCCGACTGTCCAGATGTCGCCGCGCTCCACGAAGGATGCTTTCTCGAGTGCCGCGGACAGGTCAAAGTCGTCATCCTCGATGTCTTTGTCGGATTCTCCGTTCAGCAGCTTCTCCAGCTCCTTGTCGTCAAAGCCGAGCAGGGAGAGGTCAAAGGCGTTCTCCTGCAGATCGGCCAGTTCGACAGACAGCATCTCCTCATCCCATCCGGCGTTGAGTGCGAGTTGGTTGTCCGCGAGGATGTAGGCGCGTTTTTGCGTGTCGGTCAGATCCTCGGCGAAGACGCACGGGACGGTCTTGTATCCTTCCTCACGGGCAGCCTGAATCCTGCCGTGGCCGACGAGGATGTTGTAATCCTGATCGATAACCGCGGGCGATACGAATCCGAACTCCCGGAGGGAGGAGCGGAGCTGCGCGATCTGTTCTTTTGAATGCGTCCGGGCGTTCCGGGCGTAGGGCACCAGCTTGTCGATCGGCACCTGTTCAAGTCTTTGTGTGTTCATTTACATTCCCTTTCTGGCGCGGAGAAGGCGTTCCATCACGTCGTCCTGCGGATTCGCGCCACCGTACTCGGCGGAGCAGTTCTCCTTTACGATCTGGAAGATCTCGTCCCACAGGCGGTTCGCCTGATTCATGTAGTTGATTCCGATATTGATGAACGGCGACGGGATCGGCTTGCCGGTCGTCGGATGCTTGCTGAGGTAGCCGAGCCTGGTCGTCATTTCCTCGCACTGAATCCATCGCGCCGAACACATCGCATAGCGCTCCAAGAGCTGCGGCGATACGGCTTTCGCGACGCCGAGCTTGTCGAGCCACTCCCAGGTCTCGCGGTAGATGTCAGCGGCCTCCAGAGTGGAGCCGTCATGCTGCCGAGCCGAGAGGAACTCGTGCGGTTCCGGCATGTCCTCGCCCTCGGTGTCCGGGATGTCCAGGACTTCGAGCTTTCTGCCGCCCGGATTCCCGGCTTCAAACTTCTCCTTGACGGCGGTTTTCTTCCGGCCAGCGCCGGGACGTCTGCCGCCGCGACCGCCAGTGTTATTCGATTTTGTCGGCATTTCGTCACCGCCTTTCATACGCACACGCGCGTAATAGATATAAGGACTGGGTTATTACCCGTTTGATTTCGCTTTTTTCGCACAGAAGACCCCGCGCCGTTTTCCGGGAGGCCGCCTCGTAGAGATTCCGACCGCCCCTACCGGTCGTGTCGTGTGCCTCTGTCTCCGCGTTCGCGGTGGATCTTCTCGTGACACGAACGACAAAGACTCATAAGGTTGGACTCGTCATTTGATCCTCCCTCGGCGAGAGGAATGATGTGGTGGACTTCCTCGACCGCAACGTAGCGTCCCTGCTTCAAGCACATCTCGCAGAGCGGATGCTTGTGGACGTACCTGTCGCGGATTCGTTTCCACGCTCTGCCGTAACGCTTGCCGGGAGAGTAGCCGCGCGTGAACGTCTCGTAGTGCTTCTCCATCAGAGCCTTGTGCTCCGGGCAGTACTGTTCGCCGTCCTCGCAGAGGTTCGGGCATCCGGGATAGCGGCAGGGCCGCTTCGGTTTCATTGGCATGGCTTGCCGCCTCCCTTCGGGCATAAGAAAAGCCCTGCGGGCATGGTGCTCGCAAGGCTTCTGGTTCTTCTTATGGTTTTCGCTATTGTAAGGATAACATAGGAGGCGTCTGCCATTCTGTGCCAAAGTGTGCCAAACCGTGCCGACTTTTCTAATCCGGCACAACAAAGTTCTGAAGCGCCGAACCGTGGATGCGGTGGACCGTGCGGAGGCTGACGTTCAGCATGCAGGCGATCTCATCCCATGTGCAGTTGTCGATGTACCGGTAGCGGAGCACCAGCTGCTCCTCCGGGTCATCCAGCAGATCGATCCGCGCGTTGATCTCGTCCCGCAGCGTAATGAGCTGCGCCACCTTCTTCTCCACGTCGGCCTGTATCTCATCGATCTTGTGGAGGCAGGTGACGAAGTGCGCGTCCGTTGGTGTGTTTGGGTTTCGCGGCATGCCGTCGTAGCGCATGCCGCTCACGCTGGTGCTCATTTCCTTCCAGTAGTCGATCTCCCGGAGCCGCGCGCGGATCAGCGCATCCAGATGCTTGGCCTGATTCAGATATTGTTTTGGAGTCATGACTTCACCTCCTCGTTGAGTTTCCTTATCAGCATTTCGCCGTCGACCGTGGTCAGCGCCTGATGCCACTGGGAGCGGAAGAACCGCTCGATCTCGTCCTTGTCGGATTGAGCGGCCTTGTTCCGTGGATTCATGCGCAGGGCCTTGAGTGCTGTCCGGTAGTCGCGAACGGCCTGCAGGATGATGGCGTTGGCCAGCCTCTCGTAGGGTTCGTCCATCACATCACCGCCTTCACGGCAGCAATCAGTGCCGCCTGCGTCTTGTCCTTGCGCTTCAGCGCGTCGAGGATCTGCCCGTCGATGGTGTTCGCCGCAATGATGTGCTGGATGACGACGGTCCGGCTTTCCTGTCCCTGACGCCAAAGCCTTGCGTTCGTCTGCTGGTAGAGCTCGAGGCTCCATGTGAGTCCGAACCAGACAAGTGTCGAACCGCCAGCCTGCAGGTTGAGGCCATGCCCGGCAGAAGCAGGATGGATGACTGCAACGGGGATATTCCCGGCATTCCAGTCCGCAATGTCTGCGGATGTCTTGATCTCCCGTACATCGAACCGTCGGCGGATTCTCTCGAGGTCGTGTCGGAACCAGTAGGCGACGAGGAGCGGCTTGCCGTTTGCGGCTTCGATGATGTCCTCCAAGGCGTCGAGCTTCCGGTCGTGGAATTCGATGATCTTGCCGTCATCGGAATAGATGGCTCCATTGGCGAGCTGGGAGAGCTTCCCGGTCAGGGTTGCGGCGTTTGCGGCTGTGATTTCGTCGCCGTGGAGGTTCAGCACCAGATCCTGCTTGAGCGCCTCGTAGCGTTTCCGCTCATCGACGGATAGCTGGACCTCGTACTGCAAGGAGACGAGCTCCGGCATCTTGAGGTGGTCGGTGGACTTCATGCTGATCGTGATATCGCCGATTCTCCGGTAGATGGAGTCCTCTGCGTGCGGCAAAGGCTTGTAGGAGTAGACGATCTCGCCGTTACGCTTGTCGGGCATGAAGTACTGGTTCCGGTACTGGGTGATGAAGCGTCCGAGGCGTTCTCCCTTGTCCAGCACCTTGAACTCCGCCCACAGGTCCATAAGACCGTTGCTGCTTGGCGTTCCGGTTAGCCCGATGATCCGTTTCACCTTCGGCCTGATCTTCATCAGGGCGCGGAACCGCTTTGACTTGTGGTTTTTGAAGGAGGAGAGCTCGTCAACCACCACCATGTCATAGGCGAAAGGGATGCCGGAGTCGTCGATCAGCCAGCCGAGGTTCTCCCGGTTGATGATCGTGACATCCGCGCCCTGCAGGAGAGCTGCTTTCCGCTCGCGGGCGTTTCCGACTGCGACGGCGTAGGTGAGGCCGGACAGGTGCTCCCATTTCCGTATCTCCGCGGGCCATGTGTCACGGGCGACTCTGAGAGGCGCGACCACAAGAATCCGATGGACCTCGAAGCTGTCGAACAGAAGGTCGAAGATCGCGGTCAGGCTGATCACCGTCTTCCCAAGTCCCATGTCGAGGAGGACCGCGGCGACGGGATGCGACTCGATGTAATCGATGGCGTATTTCTGGTAGTCATGCGGTGAGAATCTCATCTATCACGCCTCCGATCTGTCCTGTACTGTCTATGACGTAAACCCGGAATCCCAGCTGCCGCAGGAGCCGGTGCCGGGCGAGCTGCAGTCTCCTTGGCTTCTTTCCAGGAGCCTTGAGCTCTGCGAATGCCATGCGTCCGCCGGGCAGCAGGATGATCCGGTCCGGCATTCCGGCGAAGCCGGGTGACGTGAATTTCGGCGCGATGCCGCCATGCTTTTTTACCTCGCTGGCGAGGGCTGCTTCGATCTGCTTCTCGCTCTTCATGGCATCACCTCCTCAAATCCTGTGTCGGCGCACTCTCGCCCTCGGACAGCATCCCGCCTCGGGCTCGGGCGA